TGATCCTGGCAAGTCCTTTTTCAAATTCGGCAAATTGTAATACCGAGTCTGTTACAAACCTCGTAACTTCTCTAAATCATAGACCAGCTATAAGGAAACCAGAAATACCCTTTAAGCTATTTGCTAGTAAATTGTTTTGCTTAGTCGCTCTATCTACTTGCCCTTCAAGTCTTCCTATCTGGCTACCGTATGCTTTTACGTCGATCTGTCCAGACTTAAACTTTTTATTTAGGTCGTTTATTTCTTTTTCGATCTTATCTAGCCCCTTGGTATCTTTTCCCATTTTAACAAGCTCTAGCCTTGCTCTATCTACTTTACTACCTAGACCGTCGAAAAGCTTACCGAGTACGCTTACGTCCTTCTCTCCTGTACGTACATAATTACGTAGCTCTCTATTAGCTTGTGTTAGAGATTGTTTTAGTCTACTTTCGTCTGCTACCAGTCTTATTTTAGTCTCTTCGTCTGTAGCCTCTTTTATATTTTCTTTTACTCTATCTATCTGGGCTTTGAGTTCTGCGACGTTCATAGAAAGCTTTATAGCTTCTGCGTCCTCTACTCTACTCTTAAAACCTTCTATATCGTCTCTGGCTTCTTTAAGACCTCTTTTAAGTTTACTGGTATCAGCTCCTAGCTCTAACTCTATTATTTCGTCTTTCATATTTACTTTTGTTTAGAATTTAAGTAGTTTTCTAACTTTTGGAAAGCACGGTCGTATAAGTGTTTTTCTCTTTCCATACGTTTAGCCGTATCTAGTCTCTTATTTTCCTTCTGTCCTTCCTCGGTTTTACTACGCTCTATATAATAATAATAGTTTTCCCAGTATCTAAACTCCTCGAAGTTATAATTTTTCTGGAGAGTTTTAGGATCTATACCCATTCTAGAAGTAAGAAAAGCTATACTTTTTGCTAGTCCTTCTCTAAACTCTTCTGTAATATTTGGTATATCATCTGGATCTATAGTATCCTCTTCTTCTTTTTCTTCGCTTACTTGTCCTATATCCCCGAAAACTCCACGAAATCTAGTATTTCTAAGAGTGTCTAAAACCTTACTTAGGTTATGTATATAGTACTTCTCAAATAGCTTTTTGTCTATTTTTTTATCTCCGTAGGTATTCAGAAAATCAAAAAGGTACTCTATAAGCGAGAAGTCTTTACTATTCAATACCTCCAGAAACTCTACCGTTTCTATAATATTAGCCTGGGTAAACTTTAAAACTATTTTTCTATCCTTCCTTAAACGTCATAAAAAACCTGTCTTATCGACGGTCATAGTTACGCGTAAAATAAATCTGCTTTCGATCATAATAAAAAATAGAGGTAGTAATTACCTCTATTCTATATTTTTTCTTGGAAAAGTCTATTATACTGTTTCGTCTGTATAATGGAAAATTGTACCTTGTCTGTTTCCTGTAAACTCGAAAGGAGAGTTAGGCAATGCTCCAGCTCTATTAGCGTCTAGGAAAGCTGTAATAATTTCCCCAGTAAAGTTAGAGTCTGTAAGGTAAGTGATCTTAACTTTATTAGTGTTAGGATCTGTAGAAGTAACTCTAGCAATAAGCTTAGGAAGTTCTAGGCTATCTATTTTGTTACCACTATAGATATCTGTACCGTCTGTAACTTTTACTTTGTTTACAAGTACTGCTAGAAGGTCTGGGTTAAAGATCTCGTACCAGTTACCAGTAAGTTTAACTTCTGGATCTGCCGAAGTAAAGATAGTACCCGTATCGTCTGCGTCTACTTTAATGATATTAGAGTAGTTTTCGCTAGTCTGTACATCAGTTACAGAAGCCATACGCTCGAAAGTTAGAGCGTCTATAGCGGTCTTAACTGCTGCTACGTTACTTAGGTCTGCCTGACAATCCGTAAAGGCGTCTGGTCTAGTTGCAATTTCTACTATTGCAGAGTTTTTATTTACGTGGGCTTTGTTTATAGCTGTCATAATATTAAAATAAAAAAATATAATATATAAGAATAATAGAGCCTTTTTTTAAAAGTGCAAAATTATTTGGTTTTCGTTTCTTCTACTGGGATAAGGTCTTTAGCTGTAGCTGTACCTTCTAACGCTTTAAATTCCCCTTGTGTAAGGGAAACTTTAGCACCTGCTTTAATAAATTTCTTATCAATTATAGCACCGTGTTTTAAGATAAAATCTTTTTTTTGTCCGTCTTTTGACATAATAATTATTGTAAAAATGTAAAATCGTAATCCCTTACGTATTCTTTTCTGTCTTTGTCGTTCAGTAGTTCCCTACCACTTTTTACTACGACATTATATACCTTTAGCGTCCCGTAGTCAAAGTTATTTTTTAATAGCTCCTTTACGCGATTATCTACGGCTTTTACTCACGCGTACGTAGTCTTTTCGCTTCCAGATACTATACGTACCTGTACCGTCGTTTCGTTCGATATAATGGAGTCTTCTAAGTCGATATCCTCCGAGAGTATTATATATATACCTTCTACGTCTTCGCTTTCTGGTATACCTCTATATATAGCTGGACTATTCCCGTTCTCATACTCTACGCTACCTATAAGATCCGTAAGCGTTGTATCTGCTTCTAGGAAGTCTACTACTCTGTCTAAGTCAAAATCTATCATAATATTTTTTTACGTATAGCTTGTAAAATCTTTTCCTTGTCCTCCTTTGCTGTCCTTGTAAACATTCTTGCCCCGTGTCATACAAAGAATACGAAGCCTCTAGGTTTTCTATATTTATATATCCTTCCTTTTACTCCCTTCTCTACTATAACATTATGGGGAGCGTCGTTATATACGCTTCCAGATATCCTACCTCCTTTCTCTTCTGCTTCCTGGATCTGGTTAGCTTCGAGTAAGTCCCCCTCTTTTTCTGGAGTTCTGGAGTCTACCCCTCCTTTTGCTACTTCAAGACCTGCATTTATACCGTCTATGGACTTATCTATAAAGTCTTCTTCTATCTGGTCTAAGACGTTTAAGTTTAACTTCATAGGTTATTATAACGGTTACAGTATAAATAAAGAGCGTGTAGCCTACCTTTGTTTTTTATAGGTACTACGTCCTCTATAATATACGTACCATAGTCGCCTATATCTCCGTCGGTAAAAGTAGCCTTCATACCTATTTTAACATCGGTAGCACCTTTACCCACCTTAAATATCTTATCGGCTTTCTTGGTGTGTTCTGCTAAACCAGTAGCCGTAAGACTACCTCCACTACTTTTAATCTCGAAACATTTAATACCGTCGTAAACTTTTACGTCGGTCTTCTCTTCGTTTCCAGATACTTTAGTTTTGGTTTGCTTTGTTATTGTACAAGTCATACCACTAGTAAAACATACCATAGGTTTTTATATTACGCTAATAAATCTTTTTCTATATTTGTTTAGGATCTTTTTAAAATCCTCCATTTCGGTAATACTTGTAAACTGAAAAGACTCTTGCCCTATCTTACAAGAAACAGTACCGTAGTTTTCTCGGTGGTTATATAATCCAGAAGCTAACATTTTTACGGCTAACTTCAAGTCTTTAGGGGCGTTTTGTATGCTCCCCGTAGTCTTATAACCTGCTACGTATTTTATCTTTACTCTCCTACAAGTTACATATTTAGAGAAATCCCCAGGATCTGTAAAATTTATAATATTCTTTGATATCTGGTAATTTTTAGGCTCTTCTCCAGAGTACGCTACTCCTCCTATTTCCTGTATTTCACTAATAGGGAAATTGGTAACTATGATACGATTATTTTTAACCATACCTATAGCTTCGTAGGTTTGCTCTTCCAGGTCATCTACACCTAAAAGCCCCTCTAAAAGGGCTTGGGCGTCTTCTACTAACTCTTGCGATCCACACCCCATAAACTGGGTAGCTTCTTTTTCTGTTATAAGACTCATAATATTACGAGGTTAAATACTATTTTTCTTCCTTAGTAGCTCTAGCTTCTACTACTTTAGCTTCTAGTTTTTCAGTACTAATATTACTTGGGATTTTGTTAGCTGGTATTTCTAACTCTACTGCTTCTTCAAAGAGTCTAGCTCTTTTTTCTTCTTCTGTTTCTGTATCTCCTTCCTCGTCGTCTCCTTCTTTATCTCCTTCGTCGTCTCCACCTTCTCCGTTGTCATCGTCTCCCTCGCTTCCTTCCTCGTCGTCTCCTGTACCTTCTGTACCTTCGTCTTCTCCTTCTTCTATATCTAGGTCATCAAAAGCAGAAGAGTTAGTTACTCCGAGGTCTCTACCTTTTTTTGTTACTTCTGTTTCCGATACATCAGAAACCTTACAATATTTCTTATAATTCTTTTTAAGCATATCTGCAATATCCTTAGTTACTTCAAATTCTGCTCCTTTCTTTACGTTTGTTTTTCCTTCTGTAGTTCTTACTCTAAATTCCTTTAGTGCTACGAAAGTGTATATAGTTTTAGTTGCCATAGGGTGTAAAAATAAAATATAAAATACTTCCATAGTATAGACTCTCCCTAAAAAAATGCAAGAAAAAAGCCCCTAGGGTGTCCTAGAGGCTAATTATAGGTAATTACTATAGTGTGATATTTCTACCAGTTGTAATAGTTTTTCCTTGTCCTGCTTTTTCAGTTGCTACACCAAAACCAAACTCGAAAGTTGTAGTAAGTACTAGACCTTTACCAGCTACCTTAGTAACTTCAAAGTCCATTTCTTGCCCAAAACCGTATTGGATAGAAGGAGTATATACTAGGTGCATTTGTCCAGTTGTGTTAGAAGCTGGAGTAGCCGAAACTTTACCAGAAGCTAGAGCTACACTAGGGTTATCTCTTGCCGTAAATAGGTCTACCCCAAGTACTTTTTCTAACTGCCTACCTTCTACAGTAGATCCTACACCGTTTTTACTAGCGTCTTTGTAAGTATCAAACTTAGAAATTTTACCAGTTGTAACGTTGTTAGAAGAAACGAAGAGAAGACTATCTCTATCGTACCCGAAGTCTCCGAGTTTAACGATCATATCAGTAAGATCGTCTTCGTCTAACGCTCCGATATCTATAGAGTTATCAAGTCCAAGCTTTCTAATACCGTTATCCCCTTGGAGGTAGTATAGAGCTTCTTTTTGAGCGTCTGTAAGAGTAGATAGATCAGTAGAAGTATTTACGTTTCCTGTTTCTGCGAGATCCGCGTTAAGTAGGTAAGCGTCGATAGTTCTAGCAGCCGAAGCCTGGATAGCTTTTACTACGTAGCTATATAGATCTACCATAGAGTAGTTAAGTACTCTTTTTGATAGAGGTATATCAAGTCTAAACATACCTTGAGTAATTGTAACTTCTCCCGTAAGCATTTGCCCGTTTATAGCTACATCAAGGTTATGAGGGTTACTAGCGTCTTTCCACTCGCTATTACCTTGGAAAAGTCCAGCTTCTCCGAGTACTGGCACTTTTTCAGTTTGTGCTAGTCCTGTACCGTGGTTACCTGGTAACTTATCAAGTAGTACAGAGTGTTGAGGGATAAGGTCTAGAATTTCGCTAGACATTCTTTCAGCTTCTACGAAGTCTCCACCAGCTCCAGCGTTACCAGAGTGCATAACTTCGTTAGCTTTTGTTTCTGCTTCTTGAAAGGCTTGTAGCTCTTTCTCCACTTCGTCAAAAGATAGACCGTTAAGGTTTTTTACTTCTGCAAGTGCTTTTAAACATAATTCTTTATGAGTTTTCATAATATCAAAGTTTTGTAAATAAATTATTTGCTGTCTTGTCTAATTCCAGAGAGTATAGATTTTATACGATCCTCTCCTTCCTTCTTTTCTTTAAAGCTTGGCATAGATATATAACCCTTCCCCTTCTTAACCTCTTTGAGTCTTTCGCTAAGTTCTTCGTTATGTTTAACGAGCTTTTCAAATTCCCCTAGAGTTTCTTTGAGAGTCTTATACATTTCTTCCGTACGCTCTTCTAGTTCCTTCTTAAAGTTTTCTTCGAGGCTTTTTACGGCTTCGTCAAATTCTTTTTTATTAGCAGCTTTTACCTTGCTAACCTCTGTATCTACTAGACTTTTAATAAGTTTTGTAGTAAGAGCTTTTGCGTCGTCGGTTTCTTCCGTTTCGCCGTCGTCTTCGACGTCCTCCGTTTCAGTTGGATTTTCAGCGTCTTCGGTTTCTTCCTCCTCGTCCTCTACTGTATCTTCCTCGTCTTCGTTGTCAATATTTTTTGTATCGTCTACTTCGTCTTCTTCCTCTGTATCCTCCTCGGTTTCTGCTTCTTCGTCATCTTCTGCTACTTCCTCTTCTGGAGTTTCTACCTCTTCTTTATCCTCTTCTTCTTCCCCTTCTACGCTTTTTTCTTCCTCTTCTTCTGGTGCTTCTTCTTCTACTTCTGGATCTGCATTATCGTTAGCGTTATCCTCTTGGTTATCGTTTACGTTTTCAGAGTCTTTTATAGCTTCTAGTGATTTTGCTTTAAGTCCTTCGAGAGACTTCATAAGAGTATACGGGTTTGCTGGTACAGATACTACAGAGATTTCTAGTAGCTCTAACTCTTCGATAATCCAAAGGAGATCTATAAGGTCTCCGTCGTCATTTCTTACCTCTTCTACTCTAAGCTGTTTTATTCTAAAACCGATAGAAAACCCTCTTAGGGTCTTACTTTCTATTTTGTCTTGTACTCCGTCGTCGTTGTGTTTTACTTCCCCTTTGATATATAAACCTTTTTCGTCTATATTAAACTCTGTTACAGATCCTATAGGTTTATCGTGTTTATGTTGGAGTAAAAGTACTGGATTTTTCATAAATACCTCCATAGTATTTTTAAAAGCTTCTGGCTCTACAATATCTCCGTAACGGTCTACGTCTTTCGTACTTGCGTAACCTTCTATCTCTACCGTCTTACTTTCCCCTTCTCCTTCGGATTTTATACCCGAAAAGTGAAATTGCATATTTTCGATCTCTTCCTTAGCTTTCTTTGTAATCGCTTCGTTTATTTGCTCTCCAGAAAAGTTTTTAGCCTTTAGATCCTCTAAAAGCTGTAAGTATTTTTTCTTCATAATTTTAGTAATAAAAAATATAATATACGGTCAAGTTTATACTTGTAAAAATAATAATCAAGTTTTACTCGCTTGGCTCTACTGGTGGTAGTTCTTCTATAGGGTCTAGACCTCTAGACTCTCTTACTTCGTTTACTGTCATAATACCCTTATCTACGTCGGATCTCTGGCTATCCTGTATATCAAATACATTGTAGGCGTCTTCGCTCTCTACGTTTACTCTGTATCCTTGGAAGTTTGTAGTAAACTTTTCCAGACAAGTATTTATAACGTGTTCTAAAAACTCTTCGTATGGTACTATACTACCTCCGATATATTCGGCTTTTTGCTCTCTACCGTTTGCGTAGTTTACATTTTCAGTATATCCGAGAATACTTTTAGGTACTCCCAGGATCGCGCAGACTTTCTCGGTTGTAAGTTTCCTAGACGCGATAGTATCCATATCCTTATTAGATATAGATATAGGTTTTACATCTTTGATAAGGTTAGAAGTAATAGACTTCCCTACGTTCTTCGCCCCCTTTAAGTCGTCCTCTAACATTTCTAAGGCTTCTAGTGTTGAGTCGTCCGAGTAATCGAAATCCTCGTTAAGCATATATATAGCTCTAGGTACGCTATCGTTTTCGTAAAAATAATATTGTGTCTTACTTGCTTCTATATCTCCGAGTACTTCCCATACTACACCCTCTAGAAGACTAAGACCGTTAGCCTGGTTATCGTGGTCTACTTCAAATTGGAAGTATGCTATTTCGTCTGGTAAAAAAGTCTTTGGCTTTGCTGTATGGTTATACTGTACAAACTTCTTTATTTCTCCTTCGTTTGTTACAAATTTACTCATACGTCTAGGGTCTAAGATCTGGAAGCTTTCTAGTTCCCCGAGTCCGTTAAAGTTCGGTATAACGTATAGCTCTCCTCCTACGAAGCTATGCTTAAATACTTCTGTTTTAAAGTTAAGTACTGTAGGTTGTTTTATTATTTCCATAATAGCCTCCTCTAGTATTTCCTCCTTTGGAGTTAAAGGGTTTTCGTCTAGACGCTTTAAAGAGAGTCCTTTAAGTCCGACTCTCTTAGATATTTCCCTTATTCCAGCTCTAACGTCTGCATTTCTACGATAGATCGTATAGAAAGTATTTATAGATATACTAAGCTTCTGGCTATCTACACCACTTATAAGCTGGTTAAAGTTTACAGAGTTCGCCCCCTTAGTACTTGTTATCCCTACTCTTTTCTTTCTTTTAAAGTTTTTCTTTTTAGCCATAAGGTCGAAAGTTATTTATTATTTTTATTTTATTCTAAGTCCTTTATCTGGAAAATCAAATTTACTAGTGCCTACGTACTACGGCTACTTTCTTCTGTACTCCTCCGAGTTCAAAAAACATTAGCATAGCTAAGACGTCTGTAATATCTGGAGACCTTCCGAGCTTCTTTTTTACGTCCTCCTTTTTCATAATTCTTTGTGGGCTTTCGTCCTTGTCTAGATCTATCTGTACTACTACGTCTAGCTCTTGCTCTGTCCTCTCCCATAACTTCGCGTCGTTTTTGATATGCTCTAAGTTTAGCATAGAGTCTTTTACTATCTCGGAGAGTTTAAAATAACATTGGTTTTTTAAGTTGGAGTAATTCGGTTTAGGTACTGTACCGTTTGCCTTCTCTAATTTACTTCGAGTATCTACTACACTTCCTCCATTTTGGAAACCTACACACTTTAGATTATCTCTTATACCTACACCGAGACCGTCGATATCTACTAGCGTATACTTCATAGGTACTTGGTGTCTTCTCGCGAGTCTTGTTATTTCGTTCTGTAAAACGTCTTGCGTAGACTTATAAAAAATTACTTGGTCGATAAGTACCAGTCTATCGAAAACCCATATAACGGCTGTATCCTCTCCTTGTCCTGCTGGATCGCAAATAATACGCTTCTGTCCTCTGTACTCTGGGTTAGATAATAGACCTTGTATATCCTCGTAAGCAAATAGTCGCCCTGGTGTATCGTCGTAGTCAAAGTTACCAAGCCATAGTCTTTGATACTTCACGGGGTTAGTAAATTGATATCCTCGAAGTACGTTTAAATATTCCTCGGTGTTATATTTATTATCCGTAGCTAGAGATCTAATAAACCTTCTATTACTTGGTAGTGCCTTCTCCTTCCAAGGTGTCCAGAAACGACGCTTAACGTGTCCCGTGTTCGGGTTAAAGGTTTCCATAATACGACCTGGAAGACCGTACGTTTTATTTTCTTGCCTTCATACCCTAGAGTATAGCGTATCTATTACGTCTGGGTCTATTTCTGCCGACTCCTCTATTAGACCGTCCGTAAACTCATAACCTCCGATCTCTTCTTGGTCTGGATCAGAAGGCTTACGCATAAGCTCTAAAAAATATATCTCCGATCAGTTCGGGAAACTTATAATATTATCCTGTTTATTATAATTACCCTGTAGGCTCTTCGGGATCTTATACAGTCTACAAAACTTTTTATATGAAGCATACGTAGAGTTTTTAACGTCCTTTAATCTCTTACGCCCAAAAAATCCCCTAGTATTGGGGTAGGTTGTCCTTACTAACCATTGCCACGCTACACCCGTAAAAGTCTTAGCCCCTCACGCTGCACCTCAAAAGCCGACCTCGGTTATACCGTTGCTATTATCCATAAGGATTTTAAATACTTCCTTCTGTTTTTCGTTCCCGTTAAACTTAAAATCTAGTTGGAAAATCTCCATAATTCGACGTTTTAGATATATAAATACCCGTATCTTACATACGGGTACTACTACTTGCCTTTTAGTCTATAAAATTTACTTGTACCTGTACACCTTCCGAGGCTGTCTTACCTAGCCCCTCTCCAAACTTCCTAGCTCTGTCGTTCTGTTTCTGCTCCTTCCATACCATTTTAGCTATATCTACGTTCTTTAGTTCTAGCTCTTCCTGTATGATATCCTTAGCCAGATCGTAAGGCGTTTCCTGTAGTATTTCTATCTCTCTTTGGAAATCTGGGTTACGTTTGCAATACTTAGCCAACGTATCGTAGTGTATATTGGCTTTGTAACACGCGTTAAGTTTATTATACCCCTTGGCAAAATACTCTTTAAGTTCTCCTATCTTAGCTTCGTCTATAACTATACGTCCGTCTATCTCTGGTATTTTTCCCAGATTGCGATTTTTTTTATAGTATCTTTGGAAAGTACGTACACTTATATCCATTTTCTCTAGTACTTCTTCCCTGTCCTCTGCCTTCTTACAAGCAGCTATAAAAAGCTCTTCGTTTATAGGTTGGTTTTTTGCCCTCGGTTTATTTTCCTTCGTGTTCGTCATCGTCTAAATTTTCCTTACGGTTATAAACTGTCCTGTCTAGGTGTTCTTTGGTTAGAGTTCTTCCCTCCATACTTCGGTTAGCTCCTTCTATACTCATAGTATCGTTATTAAATTCGTGTAAAATAATAGTAAAGCATAAATCCCCGAGCTTATAAGAAATAAACCAAGGGTACTAGTAAGTGCTGCTCCTATCTTTTTAGCTCCGTCTTTTATTCCAGAGATCATAAGTACTAAACCTCCAAGTATTCCATATACTGCTATAGATAGTTGCAATACTATAAATGCTGTTTCTACTGCTGTTAGTGTTTCCATATCCCGAAAATTAAAAATTATTTACGTCCTTGTCTACGTCTTTGGTCTTCTTTTCGTTGGCGTTTCCTTTCCTCCATTTTCTCCCTAAGTGTCATACGTACTTTACGTCTGCTCTTGGTTTTCTTTAATATCTCTATACCCATAATCTAAAATGGTAAGTCTTCTACGGATAGCTCCTCGTTTTGGTCTCCGATCCCGTGCTTTTTATCAGCCTTCGTAAAATCGTCCTCCTTCTTCGCAGCTCCACCGTCAAGTAAAATCATTTCTCTAACGGTAATTTCTGTACGGTACATCTTTTTACCCGTATCCTTGTCTTCCCAGGATCTAGTACCTAATTCCCCTTTGATAAAAACCCTTTTTCCTTTGGTTAAGTATTGTCCTGCGATATCGCCGACTTTACCCCAAAATACTAGGTTGTGAAATTCCGTTTTTTCTACGGTTTCGTTTTCTCTTTTAAATTTTTTTCCAGTCGCTAGAGAGTTCGTAGCTACTGTAGTTCCAGAAGGGGTACTTTTTACCTCTGTATCTCTAGTTACTCTTCCGAGTAAATTTACTTCGTTTAAGTCCATAGTTGCAAGTGTTAGTAATTATTATATTTTCCTATGTACGTTTTTATATCCTCCGACCTCAAAGGGTCTAGCTTTCGCTTGTTAAAAGATTTTTTTACCGTTTCGGGCTTTACTCCTGTAATACTTCCTATGGAGAAATATACGCCACTTTTTTTTATGTTGTTTATATTCGCCATATCGTCGTAATAAATACCCGTATAAGTAAGGGTATACTAATATACCTCAGTGGCTTTGTCAAAGTTTTTTATCTAAGAGGGTTTTTTATAGACTTCTCAAATACACCACTAAATATATTGTCCTCTGGAGATAATACGCAAATTAGCGACCCGTCTTTTATTGATACTAGCCCCTTCTGTCCGTCTGGAGCGATACGTAATACTCATACCTTGTAAGTCGTAGGGTTTATAAAAAAGGTTGTTATATCTCACGCCCTCGGATCTCTACTATGAAATAGTAAATAATCTGTCTTCCATATTTTTTTACTAGGACAATCAAAACGAGACTCTAGTATAAAATGATCTCCACCTTCTTTAGCTCTATCTATTCAGATAATTTTTTTAGACACGGGTAACTGGTGGTAGTCGCTACCCTTTAATCTTTTTATTACTTCGTCGTGCATATTAAAATAATGGTAATGTTTTATTTTCTATTTTCTTTTCCTCTACTATAGGGGTTATTTGATCCCAGTCTAAATTTATGGTAGTTTTTCAGTTTCTTACTGGAAATACCGTATTATCCTCTATAATTTTACATTTAGGTAACTCTACAAGCTCCCAAACTCCTTTGGCTAAAGTATTACATTTTTTTATAATATCCTCTTCTATTTCGTCATCTGTAGCTTCCTCTTCCCACATTATTAAAAGGTCTGAAAGCCATTTTATCCAGTCTTTTTTGACTTTAAATTTTTGTCATACTTTAATAATCATACTAAATATTTTCTTTAAGTATTAAATTTCTTGCTATGTACTCTGGTATTACCGTAGTAATACTATTACCCATTTGGTGGTAGCGTTGGGTATCGCTAACCCCTTCCGTCCAGTTGTCGGGGTATCCTTGGAGTCTTTCGCACTCTAGGGGTATAAGTCTCCTAGCTCCGTGCTTCATAAGTACTTTTACTCCCTCTCCTTTATTTGTAGTAAGTGTTGGGCTAAGTCCTCCTTCGGCTTCGTATATATTCCCGTTTATTCCGTTTCCAGAAGGGTTTATATTTCAGATCTTACGTATCAAAATATTATTATGCTCCCATTGGTTAGCTGTTATAGTAGGGCAAATATCTTTACACCCCCCTTTATTTTTCCCTCTGGGATACTGGAAAATAAAATTATCTGTTATCCTTCCTCCTCCCCTGGTCGTTAGACAGTTTGCTACTTCCTTGGGATCTTTGATTTTAAACCTACCTTCAAAAGCCCCCTCCCTTCAAGTAGCCCACTTTAAAAACTTCTCTGTCAAAAAGTATTTTTCGTCTACGTGATCTTCGAGTAAATCCCCTAAACATTTTTCCAGTTTTATAGGGTTTGGTTTTCGGAAAAAAAATAGATCTCCGTTACGCTCTCCAGAAAAAAACACCCTTTCCCTATTATGGGGTATACCGTAGTCTTTTGTATTATAAACGGAAGCGTCTACCTCGTATCCAAGTCTAACTATTTCGTCTAAAATAGACGTATAAAATGGTCTAAACTTTTCGGATAAAATACCCTTCACGTTTTCAAATATAAAATACTTTGGCTTTTTTACTTCCAGGATCTTTAGAAGAGGTATTACTAAAATAGTTCTACCTCCGTCTAAATTTTGTTTACCAGCTATAGAAACATCTTGGCACGGGAAACCACCTACGAGTATATCGAAATCGGGTAGCTCCTCTGGGATAATCTTAGAAATATCTCCGTAGTTCTCGACTCCGGGGAAGTTTTTTTTATATATCTCTATAGCGTACTTATCAATTTCGGAAAAACCTACTATTTCTATATCTCATAGAGTTTTCTTTAAGCCTACCTCGAAGCCTCCGACTCCAGAAAATGTACTAAATACTTTATACATTATATTTACGTTATTTCTTTAAAATACCTAGCGTGTTTATCTGTAGTAAGTTCTAACTTGTCGAAAATACTATAAGGAAACTCTATAACTCCTCTTATCCCCTTACAAGCAAAAGTATGCTCGTATTTGCTATCTCTATGTACTAATACTACTCTATCTCATTTACAAAAGGAAATATAGCCGTTATAGTCGTAGTCTTCTGTAAATTTATATATCTCTCAAAATCACATAAAAGTATATTAAAAAATATTCTCCCCTTTTAAAATTCTGGCTTCTAATTCGTCCTTATTTGTACCAGCTATACGCGAGTCTACTTTAGCGTGGCACTCTGGACTACATACGAAAGCTATATTATTCGTAAATAGTCGTAGGTGTGGATAATTCTTTTTACTTAGAATATGAGCGAAGCACCAAGCTGGAGGGTTTAAAACCGTCTTAGTACATATTTTACAAATTCCGTTAGCCTGGCTATAAGCTCTGGCGTATATTTTAGCCTCACTTCCTCCAGAAGCTATACGCTCTTTTCTCTTTTTTCAAATTCGGGCCGGTGGAGTTCTCTTTAAATTTACTTGCTTTATTCCCTTCTCCATAGTTCTATTTTTCTCCCTCTTGGTGTAACATTTTTTACATCGAGATATAAGGTTATTATTATGGTCTCTAGGTTTTCAGCAATCTTTACAAGTCTTTATTTTCATAGCTGTTTAAGTAATTTTTTAAAACCTCTACCGTCTGTTACAGTTCTTCCAGAAAACCACCCCGAGTAGTGGAAGAAGGTTACAATAGAATTTTTATATATGAAGGTAAGTTTTTTATCGTCTCCTTCGACTTTATAACCTAGTCCTTCCAGTTCTTTTTTAGTACCCTCTATCCTTCTAGGCTCTAGTCGGTTTTGTCTTTCTATATTTTGTCTCATACTTTCATTTTTTGAAAATATTTTTTTGTAGGGTACATATCATAAATACTACCTATAAAATTTTTTCTAGTTTTTGGTGTAATACATATAGCCTTATCTCCTTCTATTCTCTTTAGTATCCATACACACCCTTTATTATACCCTATAAAATGTACATACTTTCCTACTAAATGTTCTGGCTCTATACCTTTAGAAATTAAATTTTCTAAATTCTTTTTCCTCTTAAATAAACGGGTATTAGTTCCAGATAATAGAGCGTCATCTAAGCTATCTATACTAAATTCCCCCTCTTGGCAACAAAATTTTATATCTCCCATATTGTTATATATTATTTTACTTGTACGCCTTCCTTCATAACTATAGTATCTACTTCTTCCTCTCCTACTCTTTCTATAAGTATTTGATATCCCGAAGCCTCTACTACTTTTTTAACCTCTTCTAGGCTATCCATATCTAATAAACTTCCGTCTTTGATATGTAGTACTTTTAACTCTGGAGTAAGTATACTCGCGAGTTTAATACTCGTTTCGATCTGTTGAGCTGTATTTAACTGGCTAAAAGGTATACCCTCTACTAGTACTCCTTCGTCTTTATCAAAGTCTATATAGTCTGGTATATCAGAGCCTTTTATAATAGCTTCTCTTTCTGCTAATTTTTCCTTGTACTTGATATCTATATTTTGGGCTACTTCCGTTTGATCCTGGACTTTTTTAAAAGCGTCCTGTTTGTCCTTCCATTTTCTCGCGTCGTTATTTGTAGTTTCAGCGTTAGAAATTTGGCTAGTAAGATCTGTAACGTCGTGCATTTTTCTACCCTTCAAGTTTTTTTCTTGTTTCTCTATATTAGTATCAGTTTCTTTTAGCTCCTTTTGGAGTTCTTTTATTTGATCTTCGATAGTTTGCTTAGTATTTTTTAGAGTACTTAGCTTTGCTTCGTCGTCTTGTAGTTCTCTATTTTCGCTTTCCTTTTTGTCCCTTTCTGTAATAAGCTCCGATATATCTACTGGATCTACCCTTTTTACTCCAGAAAAATTACTTAAAACTCCTTCGAGTCTTTTAAGCTCTCTGTTTTCTATAGTACGATCCTCGTAAATTTCTTTAGCTTCTTCCTCTACTTTCGTAGTATCAATACCCGCAATCTCTTTTATTACTTCTATTTGTTGCTTTGGTTTAAGCCTAGAGATATATAAAGGGTCGATAGTAAAGCTAGATAGAAGAGCGTTTAAATCCTTCTGGGTAAGTTTACCACCTTCGGAGTCTGCGACCTTCATATAATCGTAACCAGTATCGTTACCCTCTGTAGCTTTTGTAAACTGTCTAGTAATTACTATTTGTCTATCCTTTCCTTCCAGAGTAAGAGTAATAATAGCTTTTTCCTTGTCGTGTTTTACCAGTCTGCAAGGGTCAGAAGTTGTATAGGTCTTACCTACAATAGAGAAAAATATAGCGTCTATTACTGTAGATTTTCCAGAGGCGTTTTTACCCCCTATAACGTTCCAGTCGCTAAACTCTCCTTCAAATATTTCTATATTACGGAGATCCGTTATTTTTAGTTCTTTGATTTTCATAATATTATTGATAAGTTACTAAAAGTTTTGTAAAAAATTCCTCAAGATTTTTACTTTCAGAAAGTATTTTTTGTCTTTTCTTAGTCTCTCTTATATTTTTCTGTAGTCTTTTTATCTCGTTCTTTTTATCTTCTATTCTATTCTCGTCTTCCAGAATAGAATTAGATAAGAAATTTTTAGAGCTTTGAAAATAATGTAGTTCAGATACTTCCGAGCTAGTACTCAAAGTAAGTACTTTGGATATCTTTACTAGGTCATCGGTATCTAGTTTAGATATGCGATCTTTTCAAGTAATCGCTTCTATAAATCAGTCGTTATAAGAGTCTAGCTTTGGAAAAAGTTTTTTAACTCCTTCTAACTCTTCTGTTGTAAAAAATGTTATGGTCTTCATTGCTGTTTAATGAAAAAATAAAATACCTTGTAGCTCTGGTTACGGTTTTCCACTTTGGGAAGTCGTCCGTTTTTAGAAGCTCCTAGGTATTGTATTTATTATTTCTTTTTTGTCCAGTTTTTTTACTACTTTTTATTTAATTGCATTGCAATTATTATAAGAATAACACAAGCTAAACCAGTATTAAACTCTGTACCATTAGCCCCAGCTGTTGTAAAAGTAGAGTAAGGTATAAAATAGGCAAAAAATGCTACGATAAAAGTTATTATATTTTTCATAAGAAAATAATTAAGATATATTTATATACTCCGAAAGTATCTTTTTAAGTTCTAGGGGGTCTCGTACTAAATAGTATTTACCTCCTGCTTTTTCTATAAGATCCTGGGCTTCTTTTTGTCCCTCTCTTTGAGTTCCTACCTTTGACTTTAGCTCGATACCTATAAAAGTTCCATTTACTAATAAGGTAATATCTGGACACCCCGTACGACCAGAGCTAAAAAAGTTTCCTTTCTCTGTTTTTACCTTCCCAGAGCTAGACCTAAAATAATATATAGGGTATCCTCTACGCTCTATCGCGTCCAGAAAGTTTAGTACTCTCTTCTGGGTAATTCCTTCGGGGTTTTTCCTGTAAGGTTTCCTACTCATTTTCTTTATAGTTTACGAAATCTGGTACAATATTTTTAAAAGTATCAGTACTGTTTTTTATCTGGTGTACGCTTACTTGCTCCTCGGAAGGAAAATTTTTACCTATGAGCTTATCACGGGTATAATATTTACTTATAGTAGCGTTTCCATTTAAGAACGCGTAAACCCTTTTTAGAGGTATTCCCCACTCTCCACCCTTTACCCTTTTTCCTTCTTCGTCTTCTGTAAAAAATAGAAGCCCGAAGCGTTGTAGAGTAAATAGGTTTCCGTATTCCGTACGTGTAAGGTTTGGTAGATCAGATTTTTTAAAATAATAGCTACCAGTTTGTACTACGTGGTTAAAAACCTTTATCAGTATACCAAGGTGTACGGTAGAAAATGTTACCGTATATGGTGTATGAGTCTTTAATAGCTCCTCCAAGTCCATAAGTTTTATATATGTATCTGGATCTTTTGCTATATAAGTTTCTTTTAACTCCTTTATGAAGTCTATATAATTTTGTGTTGTTTTCATAGTTTCTTTTTTGCTGTTAAAAAATTTTTACTCCAACGTAGTTTACCGTCTATATATACTACGTATTGCTCTGGTAGGTTTATTACTCTATCTCCGTCGTCTGCACCGTATTTTATATATGAGTTTAGATAAGAAAAATAGCTAATTTTTACGGGGGTATTATTCCCGACCTGTATACTACTAGGCTTTATGGATATATTTACGGTTAGCATATCTATTTTATAAGAAGTAATCTATACTTTATATCGAAGGCGTCCCCTAGTTCTTTAGCTTTTTTGGTAAGTTTAGCTTGTCCGTCTGTTAAAATATATTGCTTCATACTATCCCAGTCCTTTTCTACTGGCATTTCGTCCCCGTATCCCTTCATAATAAGGATATATTTTACTTGCTCTTCGGTTTCCCCGTTGAGACTTAGAGTAGCTATAGGTTTGTTTTTCTTTTTCAAAAATATAGTTACTGCTGTATTTGGTTGTGTTTTCTTATCCATTTTTTTTATCTGGGTTGTAAATAAGTTTGGTAAAACTGTCTGTAACAATTTTGGAGATCTTCGTACGTGTGGAGATCAGATAGATATTAAACCTTTCGACGTCGGTACGTGGTGTAAATTTTTCCTCCTCTTTTTCTGGCTTTACTGTTTCTACTTGGTGTAGTCCAAAGTCCTGGATCTTAGAGGTAGGTACATATCTCTTATATCTCTCGAAATATATATAATCCGTTGTAGCTTTTTTTTCAGCGAAAGCGTCTAGCTCTCCGTCCCAAAAAAGATATTCGTTATCGTATACAGTTCTGTTATTGTCGTCGAGGTAAGTTTTTATTACTTCGGCGTAGACTATAGGAGTGTATATTTTTATATTACTAACCATATTTTACTTTTTTCTTAGGTGTATTATCTGTTTTGTTTTTTGCTCGGATCATAGATATAAGACCTCCTAGCTCGTAGTACATCTTTTTAGGGCTTGCCGTTTTTTGTATATGGTACTGGCTGGTTTCTTTTATAATTCTATCTACGAAATCGCCGACGCTTCTAAAATTTTCCTCGAAGCCAGGGATTTTTTTAATTTTTTCGGAGAGCAAATAAGCGTAACGCCTATTTTCTTGTATTTTACCGTCTACTACTCCGTGGTGTGATACCATAGTATCTATAATATCCTGTACGTCTGGGTTTCTTTTATCCTCTTCTACTACTGCTACTTCCGTTCCCTTCGAGTCGCTAGACTCGTTACTACTTGTAGTATCAGTATTATTTATATCTTCTTTATTATTTATATTATCTTTATTACTTATGGTTGCCGTTTCGTCTACTTGGCGTTTCGGCTGTCTGCCTTTTTGGCTACCTGCCGTTTTGGGGGTTTGGGCTTCCCCTTGCGACTCTTGATAGATACTATAAACATTTCTTCCGTTACTTTGTTTTTCTCTACGTAGATATCCCAGAGCCTCTAGCTCTTTTATTCCAGAAGAAAGAGACTTATAACCGTCTGTAAAATCTTCGGAAACTCTCTCTATAGAGAAATCCCAGTTATCGGGTTTTGAGAATATATAAGAGTATATCCCTTTCGCTTTGGCACTAAGGTTTTTATTATTTAAAACCTCGTTAGATACTTGGGTAAAATTTATTTGCTGTTTTTTTATTTTCATAGATCCAAACGTAAAAAAATAGTAGGTACGCTGGGGAGCTGTAACCTACTATCCGTCTTGAAAGACTTGTTTTAGTATATTTACTTCTCGCTCCCCAGCAAGTTTTATTATGTTATTTCTTTTTACTACTTTGTCTACCTTTTCTATCTAAAACGTACTGTAATTTGTACTTCTTTAGCGTTGCTAACGGTAAAGATTGTACACGTCCTAGGAGTAATACGTACCTTTCGTTAAGAGCGTGTTTATTTTTACCTAGTGTTTCGTGTTTTTCTTCCAGAGTTTCGTAGTCTTCTTCCATTTCTTTAAGACCTTTGATATCGTAAATAGTTCCTTCCCAACTTAGGGCTTCACATTTACTAAAGTCTTCCTCTGTACTGAAACCATAGGTAGCCATTTTTACCCTCTTTTTTACGGCTTCGTTTTCTTCTCTTTCCTTGTCTACCATATTAGATAAACGTATAAGGAAACTTACCATACAAAATAATATAATTACCAGTATGATTATCGCTATGTATTCTATTGTTAAGTATTGCATAATATATACTTTAAAAAATAATTTAGCCCTTTCTATGTTTTATTTCAAGATCCAGCATTTTTAAAAATACTTTCTTGTCTATTCCCAGGATCTTTAAAAATTTTTGTACTGTTTTTTCTTGTGGTTTTGTTTCTCATTTTATAACCCTGTAGTAAGTTCTATTACCCTTAAATATATTTAAGAAGTTTTCGATTTTGTCGTACTCTTGGACTATAAATTTATGTAATCTTTGGTTTTTCATTTGTGCTTTACCTCAAAAAATATTAGTGCTATTGTAAAATTTCTGTCTTGTCCTGTATTGTACTTTCTAGTAAGTGGTAGATATCAGACTTAGCCAGATCCTCGAAGTTACCTTTTACCTTCCATATACTAGGGTCTTTATCCTTGTCGTATATTTCGTGCATTTGAGCGAGTAAGTCGAGTTTCGGCATAATTTTATTATCTAGCACGTTCTGTATAATCTCTTGTGGTATATCGTACACCCTACTACAGAAACTACCAGTAGTCTGGATAGTATCTAAAATAAGTTTACTTTGTATACCTTCCGTAATATTTACGAGTAGATAGTAGAACGTCATAGATACATCATATCCGAAATCATTATAAGCCTGGAAAGGGAAACGTAACATATCCCCAGTAGTCTTAGTATCTCTAATAGCTCCTCCGAAACCTTCCGAGTCCACCTTATCAAATTTCATAAACCTATCGAGAGTCCCTTTAAGTTTAAGATTTTTATACGTAGCCGTTAGCTCCTTCTGTTTTTCGTAATCTCCTTCGGCGTCCATAAGTGGTTGCCTAGTAAATTCTCTTATTACATTTTGTACTATTTCTCCTTCCGAAGCTGTTAGCCTTTTCTTTAATGATCTGTCCCCGTATAATTCGCCCTCTAGCTCGTCTTTTTTTGCCTTTGGGTTATATATGATACCTTCACTATCTAACGCTTCTTTTAGACCTGCTATAGTTAGTCCTTCGTCTATATAGTACATTTCAAAAAACTTTTTTTCTCCATAACTTATATAGTCGTCTACTGCTGTACCAATTTCTAAACACTTTTTCTTTTTCGTTTGGTACGGAGTCTCTAGTACATACTTTATAAAATACTCTTCTGGAGACTTGCTAAAACATTTCAGTTTAGAGGCTGTTATAAAACCTCTATTTTTTTCTATGTAGCTATCTATTACCTTTTCCTTTTCTGTAAACATAAGTTTAAAAATTACTGTTAAAAATTATTTCTCGAAGCCCTCGGGGATATCTACTTTAGCCGCCTCGTTCTCTTTCTCTTTTTTTATCGCTGCTAGTCTTTCCTCGGTGGTAATATCTTCGTCGTTGAGATCTGCACCTATTCCAAACTCTTTAGCGAAGTTTCTTTTACTTTGAGATATTGCGGCTTGTATTACTGCATATTTAGAAGTAGCTTTATTTTCGTACATCTGGAAACTTCCAGAAACGGTACGGGTAATATCTCTACCTAAAAAGTTTGCTGTAAACTTCATAACTACGTAGGCTTGGTATACCGTGGTTACTTTACCCTTGTTAGTAGTTACTTCGTCTTCTGTAAATTCCTTCTCGACTAGTTCACTATCCCAAGAGAAATTAAAGAGAAAATTTAAGAGTCTTTCCAGTTTTCGTACGGGTATATATTCTATTATTTGTTTTTCCCATTGTCCCTGGCTATTCTTAACGTTCCCTAATTCTCTGGATTTTTTCCACCCTTTACGGGTTACTTGTAAGTAAGCTACCTTATTTTGTTGTGGGTAATTAAATACCTTGTCCGACTCCATAGAGTATAGAGCTGTATCTACGTACGTACTAACGGAAGTATCTACCTCTTTTTTTTCTTCGTCTGTAAGTACTTTTATTTGTGTTGTCAAAATACGTAAAGTTAGTATCTAAAAATTTTGTTTCCTTTAGTCATAATGTAAAGGCTAGTGCTACCAAGGGGATTAAAATTACTCCTTCCATTTTTAATACATTTTAGGAAATAATTTTCTTAGCTTGGCTTTCTTTTTTTCCTCCTTCTCCAGATAGAAGGCTCTACCTTCTATAAGCTCTTCCAGAGAAAACCTATATACTTTATTATCCTCGTTAAATTCCGTATCAGAAAGCTCTACAAGTTTTATTATAGTGTTATCAAACTTATCTATATTTATACAGATAGGCAGAAACTCGTAATAAAATCTTCCTCCGTCCAAAATCTCTATTACTTCTTTTTTATGGATTTTTGTACCGAGTTCTTTTTGTGCTTCTTTTACAAAAATATTATTGAAGTCTAACATAGTTATATAGTTACTGTTATAAAAGTTTCTTGTATGCTCTGGAGTTCTACCTAAGTAGTTCTTCTCTAGTAGCTTACGAGAGTAAGTATATTTATTTATTTTATTCTGTCCAGTTTTTTTACTACTTTTTTTACTACTTTCTAATTTTGGGGTAAAATTTGTTTTTGCGTTTTCGGGTTTTCTTCTTATAATAATTCTGCTGTTTAAAAATTTTCTTGTAGTTCTGACTATCAAAAAACCCTAGAGAAATCTAGGGCTTTTTTTGTGCTATTTTATTTTCAGCTTGTTATATATATTATCAAAGTTTTTTCTTCCGTTTGGACACCCGTAAGTACTCCCGCTACTATGTTCGTCCGTACAGTAGTGGCTAGGTCAATATACGCCCCAGTCTCCATAAAAGAAGAAACCACTTTTAGACTTATACCAATATTTATTATACGAGCGTACCCATTTCTTATATCATTTTTCGGCACTCTGTAAACCGAAAGGAGTATTATAGTCTTTCCAGCTACATTCTGCATAAGCTATAGATAGACCTGTTTTTATACAATGCCATTTATCCCTAGCGTTTTGCTCGTAGCACTCTTTTTTTAACCTCTTGTATATCTCTCTCGGTGGTTTTACTGTAGAGTTATATACCATTTTATCGTAGGTAATACTAGTATCTTGATCCCAGGCTACATTATTAGCGTTTGCCTCTGGAGATAGCATACCCCACCCGAAGAGTGTAACGATTATAAACCATATAACGCCTGCTACTCATAGATATTTTATAATTTCTTTTGTTATTTTACTCATAAAAGTTTCTTTAGATTGTAAATATTCTCTTGCGTGTACCTCTTTTAGGTCGATAGTTTCAGATAATTTTAGTTTTTTAGCTTGTTGTTTTGATAGTAACATAGTTTTATTTTTATTTTTAAAGTATTTTTGTAACGATTTTGTAACTTTTGTTTACATCTCTCTATATATGTAAACTGTTTTCCTCCCAGTTGGTAAGAAATTCTCGGTTAAACCTCCTTATTTTTCTCATAGACTTTTCTAAAATTTTCCTACGTTTCTCCAGGATCTTTAGTATAAAGTCTCCACTTTCTGGAAATTCTCCAGATAGTACCCTATCTACTCATACGTCTACTTTTTCTAGCGACGCCTCTACGCTTTCTATTTTTGTTTTCATAACCTATATGGTTAAAGATATAAAAGTAGTTTATTTCGACTACATATATATTACATCATACTTTAAAAATCCTGTCAAAAAATTGTACCCTTATTTTCAGTTAAATTAGTCTTAGTAGTTTATTTTTCGCTTAGGTATCAAGATTTTTTATATAAAAAAAGGTTTCCTTAAAATGGTATTCGGTTAAAGTTTTACTCAATTCAGTTAAAATTTAACTCAAAAAAAGCCCCATTTCTGGGGCAAATTACGGAGAGACTATTATATACTGTACCGTCTTCTTACGTACGGCAAGAGATAGATCACCTCCTTTCACAAAGTTCACGGGGTACGTTGGGTAAGTCCCCAAAGAAACGCTCTTTTTCTAGCGTTGGCTCTTCTACCGAAACGCGTACTACCTCTACTTGGCAAGACGCGTTAGTACATTTTGCCACGTTCCCGTGCTTTTGCATAGGGATATAGCATACTGGACATTGTAGGCACACTACTTAACCTCCTTTCTCTATGGACTCCCGGAGTTGGGAGATAAAAAGAACCCCGAAGAGTTCTATTTTTTTACGCCGTATATCTAACGTAAGCGTCCCAATTAGCGATAGCTTGTACTTCGTAATTTTCGTCCGCTTTTTTATCTACGTTGTCGTCCGTAGCAAGTTCTTTAAACCTGTTAGCCTGTCTTTTGAAAATAAGGCTAGTTCTTTCGTGGCTTTCTTCTACTGAAACCCCGTTTACTTGCTCTTCGTTAGAAAGCAATTTAGTAAGTCTAGCTTCTTCTTGCTCCGTAAGAGGAGTAATAGTAGCTAGTGTTGTAGCTGTATCTGACATAATATTATAGTCAAAAAATAAAATATGGTGCTTCTATATCCTTTCGGACTTTGAAACATAAAGGGGGACTATGTAAGTCCCTTTTCTTTTATAACTCTTTCAGCTATCTTTTTACTCATAATTTCTACTACTGCTAGTTTTTCGTCTGGCGTACCTTCTCCTAAAACCTTACCAGCTTTTTCTGGAAAAGTAAACGGAGATTTTCCCGCGAGGTTTCTATAATCTCCTCACTTGATCCCAGTAATATATTTTCTTTTCCACTCCTCGAAGCTATCGCAATCCATAACTTTAAAGAAATTATCCCCTATATCCCATTTACGAGTAGAGTAGTCTTTATGCCTTATTATATTTTCGGTTTTTATCCCGTGTCTTTTCTGGATATCTTTTATAAGTTCAGCTAGTCCCTTTACTTGTGCTTCCGTAAAGTTTATACCGTTACTTACTACCTCTATCCCTATACTATGGGCGTTCATATTATTTATTACTCCTGGTATCTTACTACCTAGTCCAGCGTGCCACATAATATAATCGTCTGTACCTATACGAGATATAGACCCGTCTACACCTACTAAATAGTGGCAAGATACTTGGGCTTTATTTTTTGCTAAATATTGCGTCATATTCCACAAATTACTAATACCCCCTGTATGGTGTAGCATTATATATTTTTTGGAGTTCGTACCCCAAGACTTTTTAGTAGTCGTTACATCATATTTATACTGCATTGTAAAAGTGTTTAAAAATTATTCCGTTCTCATTTCTTCCATATCTATATTTTGAGTTGTTTTTTTACTATCGTCTGACTTTCATTTAAAACCAAATACTATACCAAGTATCAGTAGTAAAGCGTCAAATAATCTAGTAGCTAGATCTTCTGCACCCGTCTCTCTAAGATATATAAATAATCATAGAGCAATAAACCCAGTAAAGTAATACTTGAAGTCCACGGCGTATAAAATTCTCTCTATAAAGTTTAACATAATATTTGTGTTTAAAAAAATATATATCCCTATTATATAGAGAAATCTATTTTAATCAAAAAAAGAGCCTAGGCTATAGACTCTTCTAATCATAAATATTTTCTGTAAGCGATAATCCTACTCTTATACTTCTCGTAATTAGAGTCCTTACGATAAGATCTAATTCAAAATATACGTACACCTCTATATATAATCTCCGAGGCTAACCGTGATCAGTCTACTACACTAAATAGGTGTTCGTCTGCTCCTTTCCTTGTAGAGATATCTTTAGTTATTTTAGAATATAAATGGTCGTGTTCTAATCACGCTTTTATATTTTCCGTACCGTTCATATCTACTAACCATTGACAAGGTCTAGGTATACTAAGACCGTCGAAAGCATAACCCGCTTTTATAACTATGATTTTTCCCTTGTATATATACTGGTAATCTTTTACTAGTATTTTCATAGGAGAGTTATATATAGGTACAATTACTGGAGATTGTTCTATATTATATTTTTCTGTATTTTCCATAATATCTATCTTAAATATTCTACGGCGTATCCTTTATCTACTAGGTGTTGGTTTAGCTCTACACCGTCTATATATATCAAAGCTAACCACCTTCCATACTTACCCTGTCCTAGAGACTTCATAACTACTTCTTTATCTAGTATAAGATCTCTTACGTACTCCGTTACCATTTTCCCCCTGGCTTTCGTTTCTGCTGTACCTCCTCTAATTTCTGGAGTATTGATACCCCATAATCTAACCTTTATTTTATTTGCCCAGATTTTAAAACCAAGATCCACGTTTACGGTTATAGTGTCCCCGTCGTATACGCTTACTACTTTTACATCGTATGTATATCCTACCTCTGGTATCATAATATTATTTTCATAAAATAAACTCTTTGAAGTCTGTATTTTTATCCTCGTATATTCTTTTTATAAGGGTATCTTTATTCCCCCCGTTTTTCTGGCAAATATTGTATAAAGCTACTCCGTCTTCATACGTAAAATGCCTAGCCTTCATAAAAGCTAGGTCTACTTGTGATACTAAATATAAGTTTGTAAAAACCAATACTATAACTATCAGTAATAAATGTAAGTTACTTTTTTCCATTACCTCTATCGTTAAAATTATCCTCCATAGTCTCTACTTTAGTCCTTATAACTTTTAGGATTATTCCCATTACTTTACCTACTCCGTCCCAGCTCTTTAACTCTTTACCCGTTCTAATCTGGTAAGCGTTCTCTATGATCGAGTATAATTCTGTAAGAGCCAAAGAAGTAAACATAAGAGATAAAAAGTATTGCATATCAAAATCTACTACTTTTCCACAAACTCAAACGCTCAAAATTACTAGGAGTAAAACTACCTTCCCAGCAAATCCGTTTATAGCTCTTCTACTTGTGAAGCTACCTAGGGCAAAAGCCTTTAAACTTCCTAGAAAAAAATCTAGGAAGAGTAGTATAGTATACAAAAAGAAAATTTCGGCGTCTATTCCGAGGTAAGTAAATATCCCTATTGTAGATATACTTATAACGGTTGTGTCTATTGTATTACCTTGCATACTATTACGGTTAAAATTTATTCTATAGGCTCGATTTTACTAAGTTTTTAATACTTTCAAAATCTCATTGTAATATAAAACTATCAAAGCTACCTTTTTTTACGCTGTCAAAAATATTAGCTTTCATACTCTCAAATTCTGCTATTACTTTTTCTCTACCTTCCATTAGTACAAACTCTTGTATATATTGAGGTATAAAGCCCTCTAAAAATTTCTGGTATGTAATAGGGTTTGGTACTTGTGGGTATTCGTCCCCGATCAATTCTTTTGTTGTATCGTCTACGGTAGGAGTCCACCCCCTAGCTATAGCTAACCCCATTGCTATAGGAGTCTCCATTTGTATATTTAGATTTTCCATAATATGTATGTTACGCGACTGCCCAGGTATCTACTCCCGCAGATCCTATAACTCGCTTATATAAAATACCGTCTGTCCCTTCTGTTATTTCTGCTTTTAGTGTAGCTGGAGTTATACCAAGTGTCAAAGTTTCGTCGTCATCGTTTACTATACCAGTTGTAGTAGATCCGTTTTGACTTCTTATAGTTGGTACTAAGGTCGGAGTACCATTTTGTACTACTGCTGTTATAGGTACATCGGCTATAATTACTCCTGGGTTTAATTGACCTACTAGAGTAATTACACCGTTTACGCTATCGTTCATAACACCACCAGCCGAAGGGTGTTTTTGGTCTTCTTTACTTGATACAGTAACCCCGTTTCTATTTAAAGGTACTGTATACGCTAAATCCAAAGTATTTGTAGTTGTATTCCACTCGTATATTTTCGCCGTACCCACAAAAGGAGAAGCTATAGCTACTCCAGAATTACCACCGTCCCCAGTATCTGCTATTGTTAAAGGTTGTGCTACTACTTGGCTCATAGCACTAGTAGGCATAAGAGGGGAAGCCTCTAAACCTGCACTATCAGCACCAGAATAAGCAGAAACTAAACCAGTTGCTAAAACTCTTGTAGCCCCGTTTGGCTCGTAATCCGCGTCGTTTGCCCCAGTACCTACACCTATACCAGCGTCAAAATCTACTGGAGATCCTGGAGATACACCCGTACCAGCTGTACTATTTATAGTACCTTCTGCACCGTCTCTAACGAAAAATTTTACATCAGTATTATTATAAGGAGCAGAAATTTGACCCGAGCGCGGCCAGGTAATACCGTCGTTTGTAAGTGGCATTATTAAACGACTATCGTAAAATCTATTATTACTTCCCTCCGCCATATACGCATTTACACACGCCATAACTGGATTATCCGACTCTATTATATACTCTTGGTTTCCAGAAGTATAAAGCCTATAATATTCCCAAGGAGCTAATTTTATATTTTCTTGATTTTGTACAGTTACTCCAGATCCGTTAGTAAGTTTTATAGTAGACGTTAAAGGTCAGTTTACTATATGTACCCACCCTTGGTTAGCACTATTACTATTTGGAGCATATATATTTGAGTTTCTGAAAGCGTAAAAAAAGGTACTTTTAAAGCTTAGACCATAAGAAAGTAGGGGCATAGGAGACTCGTAAGATCCATTTAACTGTTCAGAAAAACCGTAAAAACCTTGCGAAGCTTGTATAATTGCACCATTTGAAAGACCCGTAAAACAAATAGGCTCTCCTAGACTCATAAACTCACGGTGTAAAACATTACCAGCCGAAAAGTCCGCACCACTTTCGTAAACCTCTACTACGTTACCGTCCCCAAGACTTACCCCTTGTACTTTCCCAGAAGTAGTATAACCTACTGCAAGTACAGTAAGTCCAGGTTGTCCAGCTTTTGCTAGTAAACCTTGCTCTAAACCTAGAGTACTACCCGCAGAAATAGCCCCAGTTTCCGAAGGATCTGGAGCGTTTATTTTTTTAGCACTTCCTGTATTATCTGTAAGGTACATATCGAACGTATCCCCATTTAATACATAATATAAAGCGTCTGGCTCTGGTGTTCACGGTAAGGCTGTTACCTTATGTTTTTTTATAAGAGTCATTTTTTAAAAAGAAAAATAATATTTTCTACCAGTTATTAGTATCCCAAGAATTTACTACTTGTCCGTTAAAAGTCATTTCGTTACTAGCATTTTCTCCGATTTTCTCCAGAGAAGATAGGTTAGTATGAGAGTGCTTTTTATTTACTGCGTCGTCTATATCTGCTGTACTCGAAGCTGGACGACCAGAGATATTACCCCAAGCTATACTAACGTCTTGGCTTTCGTGTTCTGCTATTTTATTCCAAGAAGTATTAGAGTGTCTATAAGCATAAGTCGCCGCTCCAGCGTCTACCGTACTATCGTCCGAAGCGTCTAGTACAAGTACTAAAGCATTTGCCGATAAAGTGAGAGCGTTTCTCTCTGTCATATCGTTTACTATTTCTATAGCACTTTGTCCAGAGATTGCAGCCGTAATAAGGTCGTTTATTCTAACGTCCGTACAAATAGATTTTTCTACCCCCGATTGATCCGTTAAATAGAAATCTACATTATCTCCATTTATAACCGCGTAAAACGCGTCAGCGTCTTTTGTTGTTGGTAAACTCGTTACCTTATGAAATTTTCTTAAACTCATAATATTATAATAAAAAAATAAAAACTACCATTGACCCACGTACCATATATTAAGGTCATTTAGTTTCGTGTCAATTTCGGACTTAGTATAGAAGCCAGACAAACCAGCAATAACTACAGAAACCCCCTTTTTTTCACGGTGTACGGTGTTCGTACATACGCTACTTCTAAGGGTTGTCCTATTAGTAATTATTACCTTTTTTTTCTTTAAAATAGTTTGCATTATATTATTGACTTAACGGCGTAAAATTCCCCTATATCTGTAAGATCTATAGTAGTATCTGGAGTAGTTACCTTCCATTGATACCTATATTTTCCTTCGTCGAAATCAGTAGTAGTAGCTCCGTTTACCTTTAGTATTAGCTCGTCTGGAGATCCAGAAACCGTACCGTTAGAGCTGTACTTTTCAATACCTTTTTCGTCTATAAGTTTAAACACATAAATATAGCCAGTTAAAGCTATAGCGTTATCGTTTTCGTCTTCGTGCATAAAGGAAAAGTCCCAGTCTGCCCCTGTATGTTCTTTATGTAAATTACTCATTTTTACTAGCTTTTAAGAGCTAAAATTTTTGCGTCTTTTTCGTTCTCTAATTTTGTATATAACTCTGTCCACTCGTTGTTTTTCGCTATAATTATATTAGCGAAATCTTCGGGACTTATTCCAAGGGCTTCGGCTTTACCCTCTATATAAACAGAGCTACCACCGTCTAATACTTTCTCTGCTTCTCTTTTCTTTTCTCAAAAAGTTTCTTGTTCTCTCTTTGGATACTTACTAAGATAATTGTCTACTATTCTATCGAAATCCTCGTTTATTTGTTTAATTTCTATTTCTATACTTTCCTCGCTCTTTTCAAACTTTATTCAAGTTTTTAAATATTTAACCTTGTATTTCATTTTTGCGGCTAAAATATTTTCTGGAGTATCTTCTATAGTATGCACCTCTCATACACCTTTATATCTAGTAAATCCATAATCTACTATTTTTCAATCTAATACTAATATTTTCATAATAATTTAGTTATAGTTATAATCTACTGCTGTATTCCACTTTTGGTAAAAATTTCTTAAGTATCCTGTTCTACCTGTATTACCTCCAGAAGGATTATATACTACTTGTATTACTCCTCATTCTGGACAAAAAGCGTCTACAGTTATTGCTGTATAAGAAGTACCTATATTTCTGTCATCTACTTTTACACCATTAACCCATAGCTCGAAATTATCATTACTAAAATTACCTCTTACTTCCCACTCAAAAGTGAAAGTACCCGACCTTCCAGTAGTATTTGTTTCGTCAAATAGTAAACCTGTAGAAACCCCTGTAAGTGTAGTTTCTGCTACTTGTAATCAAAATGAGTTATCAGTACCAGCTACCGACGCTTCTACCTCTCTCTTTATAGTCCTCATAATAATTTGACTAGTACTTACTGCTACACCTACTATAGTTTCCCTAGTACCCTTATTGTGTCAAAAACTACCGTCGTCTTGTAGGTATACATTTTTTCAAGTAGTTAGACCAGAGAGACCAGAAACTAAACCAGCATATACTACTTCTTTAAGTTCGTCTTCTAATCAAGTTTCGTTTAGTATTCCTATAACGCCATTACTTATTAAAGAGTCTGCTTTAGCCAAATAGCCTTTTGTTAAGTCATCGTCAAATAAAGTATTATCAATATCTATATAACAATCGTTAGTACCTATCAAGTACCAAGAGCTACTAGAAGAGCTAAAAGCTACTCTATAAGTAGTGTTAGGATCTAAATCTAAAGGAGTACCACCAGAAAAATCAAATACACCGTAAGTATTTGTATTTGATACTTGTACGGTATTTGAAGCTGTTTTTAGTATATTATTTGAAGAGTCTCTTATAGTACAAGTTATAACCGGCGCTCCAGAATTTCTACCCATTCTTTCCCTTACTTCTGTTATATCAAACTGTACCCCTTCGGTAACTGTAAACTCTCTATATTGTAGAGTTTGATACGTTCCAGGTTGTACGTTAGAGGTTATTTGATTGGTCTGTTCCTCTGTGTAATTCTCTCATAATCTTATAGGATCTCCAGCTGTTCTATCTTCTCATAATATTATAGTACTTCTTACATTAGCTGCAGCCACTGGGTCAAACAAAGAAGATAAAATTTTACCGTCCGAAGTAAGTTTTACTAAACCATTTGCTAAGTTTGTACCTACTCAATTTATAAAAATATCAGATATAGCCCTTAAATTTTCTACTTCTACATCTGCTATATCACCGTTTTGTTTTACTGGTGTAAGTATATTACCACCGTCTTTTACGATTATTTCTATAATTTCTCCTAGGAGGTTTTTACTAAATACTCTTACTTCTTTTCTTTCGTCCGTGATTATACCACCGTCGATAGAAGCTAGAGGTATATAGTTAGAAGTAGGGTAGTTCGCTCCTGTTTGGATACTACCTACTCCCGTTCCGTCTGCTACATTTAATCCAGGATCATTTACGTTAGCCTGTTCTATTGCTATCCAAACTTTCTTAGTTCCAGAAGTATCTATACTTTCTGCTACTGTATTTTCATACTTTACTAAAATTTCTTCGCTTGGAGTTGTGGCATTCCTAGTAACCTTAATAAAAGCGATACCAGGGGCTACGCTTTCGTTTGTTACTTCGAGTCCTCAATTTACTACACCTGGCGTAAGTACCGAGTTAGCACACGCTGTATAGTCTGTATCTCTTTCTACGGTTACCCCGTTTAGTAGTGTTACTTTTTGTGCCATAGTTTCTAAAGGTTAAAAATATAATTTCATAGTAGACTTTTTTACGAAAGTTTCAAGTTTTTCACGTCCGTGAAGTACCTATTTAAGTTATCTGTAAAGTCGTTACGTTGTATAATAATATCAGAAATATTTATACTGGTATATACTATATCCGTACCTTGGTACTTTATTTTTCTTCGAGTAATAAGAAGATCTCACGAAAAGTCTACCTTGTCTATAGCTGTATCTATTTTTATAGCTACTCTATCTCCTATCTGTAGTGGGGTATCAATTCTAGTAAAGTCAATATCTAGGATATACTCTTTTTGCTCTTCGCTAGACTTGTCAATATACGAGGATACCTCGCTACTATCTATAGTACTAAACTCCTCTAACCTACCAAAACTGGCTATACTATCTGGTCTATCTGTATTACTACTACCTACTCTTACAAAATTACTTATAGTGCTGTATGTTTTTACTTCGTAGTTGGTAATATTATTCTCTTCTGGACTATTATAATCGTATAGAAGTTCTGTAAAATTTTCTCCTATAGTCTTATTCTCTCCTACTATATCAGATATTTTTATAACACCGTTTTCTACTTTCCAGTATTTCCCTATCTGATCTACCAGTTTTTTTATAGCGTCAAAATAAGTATCTCCATTACTAAGTTCTATACTTATTCCCGTAACGTCTTCGTCAAGTTCTACGCTCCAGTTTTCTGGGTGTGTATCTCCAGAGCTTCGAGCGTTTAACTCCGAAAGTATAGCCGACATAATCCCAGATAGGTTAGAGTTTGTATAGTTTTTATCTCAAACTATAATTTTCTTTAAAAGTAATCCTTTAAAGTCTCTTGCTTTTATAGTCATAAAATCTTTACTAGGTCTTCCGTCCACTACTACACCTTGGAAAATAATTTTATTTACATTGGAAACCTGTACTAACTCTATCCTACTAAAGTCTCTAATATGCTTTACGTTATTATCTCCGTATTTGTCAATATAATAATCTACTTTAAAATCCAGAGTATCAAAGCTATCTAGATTTTCTTGTATTTCTACGTCTCTTAAATGTACTATCTGGTCTACTTTGGTATCTCCAAAGAAGCTATTATATACGTGTACTTCTAACATTATTCGTAAGTGTTACGGTAATAAATGGTTACTTGTGCCTGGCTTTCTTCTATATAATTTTCCGAAGATATAAGTATTTTGTTTACCCCTGGAGCTAAGTATACAAAGTCTCCTAGCTTATCTCCTTTGGCGTTTGCTCCGTCATCAAATATAGTAAAAGGTCTATCCCTATTATCTATCTCTAACTTCGTAGTATCTTTTTGTACCTTCATACTTTGCCCTGTAGTAATATTCGTTACTCTCGGGTTTGTAAGATCTCCAAGTATTCTTAGAAACATTCCAGCTTTTGTATCCCCTTCGTTATCTACTTCTATATAATCTCTACCACCAAAAAGAGTATTTGTAAGTGTATTTGTAAGCATATTACCACCAAGTACACCTAAACCCCCTGTAGCCGTCTTCTCTACTTGTCATACATAAAAAGGATCGTCGCATATCAAAGTAAAAGTAAACTTTAGTAAATTATCTTCTTCTTCCGTTTCTAGAGGTTTATATACTTTAGCCTGGGCTTGTACGTCTACCCCTCTTTTATCTGTCCATTTTAACGGATAAAATCCCCTGTTTAATATACTAGGGAAGTCCTCCGTTTTTATAATCTCTTTAAGCTTTGTATACGCTTCTCTTTTTTGCTCCAGAGTTCCGTATATAGATCCAAAAAATCTTATAGTACGAACGCCTACAGTAGTATTAGTACTGTAAGCTCCGTTATTTATATTATTTTCGTATATACTGGTATTGTAGTTTATAGTATTGTCTACCCTTTGTATTTGGAAGTTATATAGCTTTTCCCTGTTAGACAGTTGTAAGCCTCTGTATTCCCAGTTTCTAGTATCCATAATTTACAAGGTTAATAATTATTTAAGTTGGTCGTTTACTTTCTCTAAAGCATAATCTACATCTACGTTATTACTCGCGTTTATAGTTACGTCTACGCTTCTTTGGTTGTTATTTGTTACGGCAGATCATACGCTACTACTACTTGTACCTATAGCCGAAGTATCAAAAGAGCTTCTATTTATACCAGCCTCCCTCTGGAGAGCTATTATTTTCTTTAACTTCGTTATAAGACTGTTAGCGTGTTCTTTTTGCTTATCTAATTCCGTTCCAAAAAACGCCGTCCACTCCGACTCGAAGGCTTTACGTTCGTCGTTAAATGCTTTTATTTGTGCTAGTTGTTGCTCGTAACCTGCTTGGGCTTGTACTAACTCTGTATCTAAAGCCTCCTGTTTCGCTATTAGACCTTCTGCAAGTTTCAAGTTTTCGTAGTCTTGTATTTCGTCTAGGTTTACTTTCTCTCCTTCCTGTATAGCTTCATATATCTTTTTTCTCTCTTCTAGTATACCTTTCTCTTGGTTTGCGTCGTTTACTAGTTTTTGAGACTCCGAGAGTTCAGATAATACCTTAGCTGCGTCTCTTTGCTCTTTTGTAGTATTCTCGTTTATAAAAGCTCTCTCTTCTTCTAGATCTTTTAGCTCTTTTTGTAGTGCTAATACCTCTTCTGTATATCCTTTACCTTCCTTTAATTCCTCTTTTATAGCTTTCTTGGTATCTAAAATACCCTGGTCCACCTCTACAGATCTAGCCCCTAAGTCTCCAGATAATCCACTATCTATATTACCAAGCTCGTTATTGATATCACGTATATTACTTTTAGCTTCGTCTCCAAACTCTTTTATTTTTTCTTCTGCTTCCTCTATCTTTTCTATATATTTCTGCAGACCGTCTACAGAGTCTTCTAGATCGTCTCTTATTTCTCCGTAAACCTTCTCGTTTTTATCCCCTAGGGCTTGTATTTGTTTCCTACGTTCTTCCTCTAATTTCGCTGTTTCCTCTAGTTTTTCTTGGTATGCTTTCTCTTCTGCTGTCATCTCTTCCTTAGCCTTTGCCGCCGTACCTCCTGCGTTTGCTGTAGCGTCTGCTATACTATCTATACTATCTACTGTATCTTCTGCCGACTGTTGTACCGCAGATCCAAAAGCTTGGTTACCTATCTGTACCTTCTTAACTTCTTTAGGGATCTGGTTACCGAAATTCTTTATAATATTTATTTGCTCTTCTGTAGCTCTTTTAACTTTATCACTAACACGGTCTACGTTTTTTATTTCTGCTTCTAGGTTAGTAAAAACAAAGCTTCCCTTACTTCCTACATCGCTAAATAATTCTTTACCTCCAATCTTATCGAGACCTAAACTAGCCTGTAGTTTTTTTCACGCTGCACCTGCTACACCAAAGAGCTTATTTAAACCAGTCTGTAAAATTCCCGGTAGCTTGTTAAGTTGTGTCTTTAGTGATATAGAAAAGTTAGAAGTAACTACGTCCCAGTTAGCTACTATATCCTTACCACCTGCTACTACCTTTCTTCCGAAACCTACAAACTCTACGGCTCAAATAAGCAAAGCTCCAGTAATAACCTTTAGAAACGCTAAGAAACTCTTACCGAGTCATATAAGGAAGTAAGCTATATTTATAGCGTTTTCTCCTACGCTCGTTTTAAAATTACTAAAGGTTTGTGATACTGCTGCGATTTTCTGGCTAGAAGTGTCCGACATTTCAGCGACGGCGTTAGCTAAAGCTCCTTGGTCTTCTGCTAAGATCCTGGAAGACTCACTAAACTTATCGTACTGGGTAGTCGCTAGTGCTACTACCGCTTTTTGTGCTTCTACCTCTGGGATAAGCTTACGTAGTAGCTCTAGGTTACCGTCTGTAGCGTCGTATACTTCTTTTGCTACCTCTACAAAACCTTTCTCTTCTATAGCCCCTTGTCCTACAGAAACTCCTAGTAAATCAAATTGTTTTCTTGCTTCCTTAGTAGGTGCGGCAAGGGCGTTTATTGCACCGTTTAACTGGGTCGTTACTTGGTTTGCATCTCCTGTTACACCAGTAAGAGAAGAGTATATAGCAAAAAGCTCGTTGGTTTTGATACCAGCGATACCTACAGTAGAGGTTAGATTTTGCATAGCTCCCGCTAGATCCTCTATAGTAGTCTGTCCTAACTCGTTTGTTATAAAGAATTGCTCCGCTATCCCGTTTGCCTCGGATAGATCTAGACCGTATTTTTTAATAACTGCTATAATACCATTAAAAGCCGTGGTCGTATCAGTTGCCGCCCCGACTGCTACTTGGCTCGAAAGCTCTAGTACTCCTGCTACATTTTGAAACTCTACACCTGCCGAAGTTATATTAAAAGCCGTGTCTAATAGTTCGTCTTTGGCTTGTCCATATAATACAGATATATTTTTTATCTCTCCTCCGAGTGCTTCGAGTTGTCCCTTAGATACTCTCGCTACTGTATTGATCCTGGCAAGTCCTTTTTCAAATTCGGCAAATTGTAATACCGAGTC